ACACCACACGGTTTAATAGCGGGTAGAGAAGCTAGTGAAGAAAAAAAATCAATAGAGAATTATAAACAAGAACACGCTACATTTTGGTCCGAACAATTAGGGACTGGTGGTGAGTTCGATTTAAAAATAGAAAAAGAAAATGAATAAATTAAAAACAGGAGATAAAGTTAAAGTACATTACGTAGGAACAATTAAAGAAGGCCAAGTGTTTGATAGTTCTAGAGATAAGGAACAACCATTAGAATTCTCTATAGATGACGGAAAACTACTTAAAGGTTTTAATGATGCAGTTAAAGAGTTAGAGGTTGGTGGTAAAAAAACTATTTCATTAGCTTCAGATGAGGCATATGGTAAATATGTTGATGAGGCTGTTATTACAGTACCTAAATCAGAATTCCCAGAAGGTATGAAATACGAAATTAATGGGTTCATACAAGGGCAGGACAACGAAGGAAGACCAGTGCAAGGCCAAGTTGTTAAAATAGAAGAAGAAAGTATAAAACTAGATATGAACCACCCTTTAGCTGGTGAAGATTTAAAGTTTGAAATAGAACTACTAGAAATTGTAAAGTAAAAAAATTGTTTAACCTTTTATATATGCATTTTGATAAGAACTTTATTAGTTGACGGAAACTCTTTATTAAATACTGGTTTTCATGGGATTAAGAATATGTATAATGGTGATGACCATATAGGTGGTCTATATCACTTTTTAAACGCTTTAAGAAAACATTTAGACCACTACCTAATAACAAAGGTAGTTGTGTTGTGGGACGGAAAGGATAATATAAAACCTAGAACCGAAATATACCCAGAATATAAATTAAATAGGCGACAGAAAACTAAATCAAAAGACGAGGTAAACTCATACTTACGTCAAAAACTAAGAACTCAACAATACCTAGAAGAGTTATACGTGAGACAATCATCATTTGATTTTTGTGAGGCAGACGACTGTATAGGTGATTATTGTAAAAAGTCAGAAAACGAGGAAATAATAATTCTAACTTCAGATAGAGACCTACTACAACTAATTTCTAAAAAAGTATCCCTACACGTCATATCATTAAATAAACTATTTAAATTTGGTGACAAAGTACCACTTAACGGTATCTATATCCCATCGACAAACGTTAGAGTAGTTAAGACTATATGTGGTGACTCTTCAGATAACATACACGGTATAAAAATGGTGGGTGTAAAATCCTTAGTAAAAATAAAACCAGAACTACTAGATAGGGAGGTAACCCTAAAAGAAATATTAGATACTATAAAGAGTAAGGATAAACCTAGTAAAAAAGAAAAAAATATACTGGAAGGGGTAACCCAGAAAGAACCAATACTTCCAGATAATAAAAAAAATAAATTGGGTGTTCTAGAAAAAAACTATAAAATAATAGGGATAGGTGAACAATTATTAACGGAAAAAGCTTTAATTGGTATAAAAGAACTGTTAAAAGAATCTATAGACCCTGAAGGTAGACATTGGAAAAGTGCTTTAAGCTTGATGATGTCAGATGGAATTCTTAATATTTTACCTAAGTATAACGATTCTTGGGTTGATTTTGTAAAACCATTTTTACGGTTATCTAGAATAGAGAAAGACTTTTATAAACAAAACAAAAAAACAAAATAAAATAATATGAAAAATAAAAATTATGGTGATGTACAAAAATGTGAGTTTTTGTTGAAATTATCCGACAACATAGTCTGTCAAAGATATTTCACAGTTAGAGATTTTAATAGACACGCTTCACAATCACTAGACTTACATTATTTAGTTACTGAAATAATGGATGAATTAAAAGAGGATTTGAAAAATAGAACTTTAATATTGTTAGATAGTTCATTTAACGACAAAAATATAGAATACGTTAATTTTGATAAATGTATGGACTATTTCGTGATAAGTATTAAATGTGGGACCAGAGAAGTTTACACTAGAGTAATGTGTGCTGACATATACCCACCCAAAGTTAGATTTAGTGTGGACGTAAGACCAAAGATGTCTAGAATGCTAAGGGACTTAACAGAAGTTCTATCACAACAAAAAGTTGAATGTAAATACCAAGATTACGCACTTAATGTGTAGTGGTATTGTATTTATTTTAAAAGAAAATAACCAATGACTGAGAATAAAAACTTTGGATACCTAGGACATAGCTTCCAACTAAAACTAATAAATTTAATAATAACGGATAAGACCTTCTTTACGTCAATCATAGACGTGATTATACCAAAATATTTTGATAACCAATACTTTAAATTGATAATGCAATTGGTAAAAGAATATTACGGGAACTACCAAACAGCACCATCATTTGACGCCTTAGACCAACTCACTAGGATTGAAATATCTTCAGAAATGGCAAAAAAATATGTTTTTGATATGTTAAAAGAAATTAAAGACGCTTCATTTGAGGACCATTTATTTATAAAGGAAAAAGCTATTAAGTTCTGTAAACAACAAGAACTTAAAAAAGCTATAAGGAAGGTAGAGGGTATAATGGAAAAAGGTGACTTTGAGAGTTACGATATGTGTGAAGAATATATTAGAGATGCTATCAGTGTCGGTGAGATAAGTAATGAGAGTTTTGAAATATTTAGTGAATTAGAAGCACTTCTAGAAGAAGATTACAGACACCCACTAGCTACAGGTATAGATGGTTTAGATAATATCCTAAATGGTGGTTTAGCTAAAGGTGAGATAGGTGTTGTTTTAGCTCCTACTGGTGTTGGGAAAACCACACTACTAACACGATTCGCTAACACAGCCTTCAACATGGGACATAACGTACTACAAATATTTTTTGAAGATAACCCAAAGATAATCCAAAGAAAACACTTTACTTGTTGGACTGGAATCCCTTCTCAGGATTTGGGGGAACACAAAGAGACTGTGTTGGATAAAGCTGATGAAATGAAAAAAACCGGAGGTTGGTTAATACTTAAAAAATTACCTTCAGATGAAATGAGTATGATGCAGATAAAAAACCAAGTCAGAAAAATAATATCTGAAGGGGTAAAGTTAGATATGGTACTTATAGATTACATTGACTGTATATTGCCAGATAGAGCTTTTAATGATGAATGGAAAGGTGAGGGTTCAGTGATGAGAAAATTTGAAGGTATGTGTCACGAACTTAATTTAGCTGGGTGGACAGCTACACAAGGTAATAGGTCGTCTATATCCTCTGATGTGGTAACAACAGACCAGATGGGTGGGTCAATTAAGAAAGCTCAAGTAGGTCACGTAATTATCTCAGTAGCTAAAACACTACAACAAAAAGAAATGGGTCTAGCAACAATAGCTGTTATTAAATCTAGATTGGGTGGAGATGGTGTAATTTTCGAAAACTGTAAATTCGACAACGCTACCTTAGAAATAGACACAGACTCAACATCCACATTCCTAGGGTTTGAGGAAGACAAAACAGGTAGAAATCGGGAGAGAGTGGCAAAAGCCCTACAAAGAAGAGAACAAGTAATAAATAAAAAATAACAAAAAATAAAATATGGAAGCATCAAATAAAATTCTATCGGACATTACTGTCTATATGAAATACGCAAAATATATTCCAGGCTTAAATAGAAGAGAAACATGGGAAGAGTTGGTTACAAGGAACAAAAATATGCATATCAAAAAGTACCCAGAACTAAAAGATGAAATAGAAGAAAAATATATGTTAGTGTATGGTAAAAAAGTACTACCATCTATGAGGTCAATGCAGTTCGGTGGTAAACCCATTGAGATATCACCAAATAGAATCTATAATTGTGCTTATGTACCTCTAGACCATGTAGACGCTTTTAGTGAAACAATGTTCTTATTATTAGGTGGTACAGGTGTTGGGTACTCTGTACAAAAACATCATGTTGCAAAATTACCAATAATCCAAAAACCATACCCTAAGAGAAAAAGAAGATTTTTAATAGGAGACTCAATTGAAGGTTGGGCAGATTCGATTAAAGTATTAATGAAGTCATATATGAATGGTGGTGGGTCTAGAGTAGAATTTGACTACACAGATATTAGAGCGAAAGGTGCTAGGTTAATAACGTCAGGGGGTAAGGCACCAGGACCACAACCATTAAAAGAATGTTTGGTTAAGATTGAAGGGATATTAGAGGCAAAAGAAAATGGTGAACAACTAACAACACTTGAAGTACATGATATTGTTTGTTATATCGCAGATGCTGTATTAGCTGGTGGTATACGTAGAGCGGCTCTTATTAGTTTATTCTCAGCTGATGATGACGTAATGATTTCATGTAAAACAGGTAACTGGTGGGAATTAAACCCACAGAGAGGTAGAGCTAACAATTCAGCTTGTTTGATGAGACACAAAATAACAGAAGAATTCTTTATGGATTTGTGGAAAAGAGTTGAATTATCTGGAGCTGGAGAACCCGGAATTTATTTAAACAATGATAAAGACTGGGGTACAAACCCTTGTTGTGAAATAGCTTTAAGACCTAATCAGTTTTGTAATCTTTGTGAGGTAAACGTGTCAAACATAGAATCACAAGAAGATTTAAATGAAAGAGTAAAGGTGGCAGCTTTTATAGGGACATTACAAGCGGGTTACACGTCATTTCATTACTTAAGGGAAGTATGGCAAGAAACCACAGAAAAGGATGCTTTAATAGGGGTATCAATGACAGGTATAGGTTCTGGAAAAGTACTAAAGTACGATATGTCAAAAGCAGCTAGTTTAGTAAAAAGAGAAAATACCAGAGTATCCAAACTAATAGGGATAAATCAATCTGCTAGATGTACCACAGTTAAACCTGCAGGGACAACATCACTAACATTAGGTACTTCATCAGGTATTCATGCATGGCATAACGACTACTACGTTAGAAGGTTACGTGTTGGTAAGAATGAGGCTATTTACACATATTTAACTATAAACCACCCAGAGCTGGTTGAAGATGAATACTTCAGACCTCATGACACCGCGGTAATTAGTATACCACAGAAAGCACCTGAAGGTTCTATTATGAGAACAGAATCGGCTTTTGACTTACTAGAGAGAG